AGCAGGGAATAAGATAAATAGAATTTCTAATGATAAATATAAAATTGTATTATCAATGTATTACTTATCAAACAAAACCTTTGAAGATGTAGCAGAGTTGACCAATATGTCATTTAGATGGGTTCATAAATTACATGGCAGGGCATTAAAAGAATTTGAAAAAATTTTACATAGTTCATAAAAGTTCATAGTAATTCATATTGACTCTGTGATATTATGTAAGTGGATTTTAAGGAAAATCCGCAGGACATAAAACCTCCTTACAGATATATCAATACTTCGGGCACAAAGAAGGCAGTCAGCAGGCTGTCTTTTTTGTTTGTGAATTTTAAGAAAGGAGCTGATGATATTGAAATTAACAATAAAACAACAAAGATTTGCTGATGAATATATTATCAGCGGAAATGCTACAGAGGCAGCAATAAAAGCAGGGTATAGTAAGAAGTCTGCAAATGTTATAGGAGTTGAAAACCTAATAAAACCTAATATCAAAACCTATATAGACGAACGATTAAAGGAATTATCTGATAAAAAGATTGCTAATCAGCAAGAAGTACTAGAGTACCTTACCTCAGTCCTTAGAGGAGAAAGCAGCTCTGAAGTGGTTGTCATAGAAGGTCAAGGCGAAGGAGTAAGCAAAGCAAAACCCATACAAAAAGCACCCGATGAGAAAGAGAGGCTTAAAGCTGCGGAGCTACTCGGTAAGCGAATGGGACTCTTTAAGGACAAGATAGATTTAACTGCCAATATACCTGTAATAATATCAGGAGATGATGAGCTTGAAGACTGATAAAATAAACATTAGCCTTCCGGAAGTTGTAGGTAAAGGATACGGCACATATTGGAGATATAAAGGCAGATACAGGGTATGCAAAGGCAGCAGAGCAAGTAAAAAGTCAAAGACTACTGCATTGTGGTATATATGGGCTTTAATGAAGTACCCACAATCCAATTTACTTGTAGTTCGCAAGGTATTTAGAACCTTAAAAGATAGTTGCTTTACAGAGCTTAAATGGGCAATTAGAAGGCTGAAGGTTAAAAGTCACTGGGAAGAGAAAGAATCACCGCTTGAAATGACTTATATACCTACAGGACAGAAAATTTACTTTAGAGGTCTTGATGATCCGCTTAAGATCACATCAATCACAGTAGAGCAAGGGTATCTTTGTTGGCTATGGCTGGAAGAAGCCTATGAGATATCAAACGAAAACGACTTTAATATGCTTGACGAATCGATAAGAGGAGCTATACCGGATGAAGTACAACTATTTAAGCAGATTACGATCACATTAAATCCCTGGAACGAGCACCACTGGATAAAGAAAAGGTTCTTTGATGATCCAGATGATGAAGTTCTGGCAATGACTACAAATTATCTTTGCAATGAATGGCTTGATAAGGCAGATCTAAAGGTGTTTGAATCAATGAAAAAGAACAATCCACGAAGGTATCAGGTAGCCGGACTTGGTGAGTGGGGAATCGTAGACGGATTAATATATGAAAACTGGGAAGAAAAAGCCTTTGATATAAACGAGATAAAAAAGATACAAAGTATTCAGTCAGCGTTTGGACTTGACTTCGGATATACAAATGACCCCAGTACTTTATTTTGTGGACTTGTAGATACTAAGAGTAAAACAATCTGGGTGTTTGATGAGATGTATAAGAAAGGTATGAGCAACGAGGCTATAGCGGAGGAAGTTATAAGAATGGGATACGCTAAAGAGCGAATACGAGCAGATAGTGCAGAGAAAAAGAGCATTGATAGACTTTACATATTAGGTTTATCACATATAACTGCTGCAAGGAAAGGACCCGATAGTAAAATCAACGGAATAGACTTTATACAAGACTATCACATAATAATACACCCAAGATGTGTAAACTTTATCACAGAGATATCTAACTATACATGGGCAAAGGATACTAAGACAGGAAATATGATCAATAAACCCATTGACGATTTTGATCATCTTATGGATGCAATGAGGTATGCCCTTGAAGGCATATCAATGGGTTCTGTATACAGTTTTGATTAAAGGAGTGAGAATGTGGACTTCATAAAGAAAATAATTATGGCAATCAGCCAATTTTTCAATAAAAAGAATATAACAGGCATAACCGGAATAAGCATTCTAAAAAATGAGATAATGGCATGGAAGGCATCACCGGATAGAATATTGCAGCTGAAAGGCGGAATGTATTATGAGGGTGTTCAGGATATCCTTACAAGAAAAAGAATGGTTATAGGAGAAGGCGGAGAACTGCAAGAAGTTAGTAATCTTCCAAACAACAGAATCATAGATAATCAATATGCTAAGCTTGTTAATCAAAAGGCTAATTACCTTTTTGGACAGCCATTTGTAGTAAGTGCAGATAACGAAAATTATCTTGAGTGCTTAAAACAGATATTTAATAAAAAATTCATGCGTAATATTAAAAAAGCGGGCAAGTATATGTTAAACACTGGTATAGCATGGATATACCCAAATTACGATAGCACAGGACAACTTAACTTTAAGGTATTTCCCGGATATGGGATTTTGCCTTTTTGGGAAGATGATGAAAAGACCAGAGTAAGATTGGCGGTTAGATTATATAAAACTGATGAATATACATACAACGGTACTAAGACTGAAGTGGAAAGGGTTGAGGTATATGCTCCAGACGGTGTATATAGATTTATTCTAAATGGTGAAGCTATAAGGGGTGATGATATTATGCCATATAGCACTTATGTAAACACTGAGAGTGAGAGCTATAACTGGGGTAGGATACCGTTAGTGCCAATGAAGTATCATGATGGCACACCTCTTATCAAAAAGGTCAAATCTCTGCAAGATGGCATTAACATAATGCTTTCAGACTTTGAAAATAATATGCAAGAGGACGCAAGAAATACAATTCTTGTAATTCGTAACTATGATGGACAGGATCTGGGAGAGTTTAGACAGAAACTTGCACTGTACGGAGCTGTTAAGGTTAAAAGCAATGACTCTGAAAAAGGTGGAGTTGATACGCTGGAAGTTAAGGTCAATGTAGATAACTATAAGGCTATTATTGAGATATTTAAGAAAGCTTTGATAGAGAACGGCATGGGGTACGATGCCAAGGATGACAGAATGTCGGGCAATCCTAATCAGATGAACATACAGAGTATGTATAGTGACATAGATTTAGATGCGAACGATATGGAAACAGAATTACAGGCGGCATTTGAAGATCTGCTTTGGTTTGTAAAAGTGCATCTATCTAATATGGGATACGGTGATTTTGAAAATGAAGAGGCAACTATCACATTTAACAGAGATATACTTATCAATGAGACTGAGGCGATAGAGAGCTGTGTTAAGTCAGTCGGCATCTTATCAGACGAGACTATCATAGAGCAGCATCCTTGGGTTGACGATGTTCAAAAAGAGCTTGACAGACTTAAAAAGCAAAAAGAAGAGCAAATACAAGAACAGTATGGGGCGTTTGCAGTTCCTAATACACAAGTTGAAGGTGGTGATATAAATGCCGAATAGCTCATATTGGCAAAACAGGTTCACACAAATTGAAGCAGCTGCTCACAATAAGGGTATAAAAGCTTACAGTGAGATAGAAAATATTTACCAAAAGGCGCAAATAGAGCTTGAGAGCAAAATAAACACCTGGTATCAAAGATTTGCAATTAATAATGATGTATCTATTGCAGAAGCAAGAAAAATGCTTAATGCAAAGGAGCTAAAGGAACTTAAGTGGACTGTAGAGGATTATATAAAATACGGTAAAGAAAATGCGCTAAACAAGCAATGGATAAAAGAACTTGAGAATGCGTCAGCAAGGTTTCATATTTCCAGGCTTGAGTCTCTAAAGCTTCAGACACAACAAAGTCTTGAGGTTTTATATGGTAATCAACTGGATGTAGTAGACAAAACTATGCAGAGCATCTACTCTGAAAGTTTTTACAGAACGGCTTTTGAGATACAAAAAGGCTTTGGTGTAGGGGTTGCGTTCGATAAACTGGATGAGAATAGACTAAGTAAGGTGATCGGTAAGCCATGGGCTTTGGATGGTGTAAACTTTTCAAGTAGGATTTGGAAGAATAAAGAAAAACTTATAAATGAGTTGCACGGAACATTAGTAAGAAATATTATAAGCGGTGCAGATCCTGCAAAGGCTATAAAAGAAATAGAAAATAAAATGAATGTATCAAGAAGCGCAGCAGGTCGACTCATAATGACGGAGTCGGCTTATTTTAGTTCAGTAGCTCAAAAGGATATGTTTAATGAACTTGATGTTGAAAAATATCAAATAGTGGCAACCCTTGATAACAGGACATCTGAGATTTGTTCAGAGTTGGATGGAAAAGTTTTCGATATGAAAGATTATGAAGCAGGTGTTACTGCTCCACCTTTTCATCCTAACTGTAGAACAACTACAATACCTTTCTTTGACGATTGGGAAGAATTAGGGGTGAAGCCTGAGCGTGCAGCAAGAGAAGGAGAGGGTGGAACTTATGAAGTGCCGGCGGATATGACATATAAGGAGTGGAAGGAAAAATACACTATTAACAATAATAATGATGCGATATCCCAAAGAGAAAAACCACTAACAAAAAAGGATTTGGACGCTGTTGAATATTATGTAAGCGGAGATGGGATGTATATAAATGATTACCTGAGGAATAGAGATAATCCTATTGAAAGAATGGGGAAAATGACTGAATTTGATAATGATTTAGTTCAAAATCTTACTTCAGCAACAAGCAGAAAACATTCAAATAAGATTCTTTATCGTTCAGTTGACGCAAGTGCTGTATTTGATGATATTAGTGATGAGGACTGGGATGCTTTAAGAAATACATTATTGTACAATCTCGATGATAATGCCCAGCCTATTATCAATAATGCATTAGGGAAAGTAATTACAGATAAGGGCTTCATGAGTACAACAAAAAATTACGGGGTTGCATCTGAGTTTGATGATTTTACAGGGGCAGAACATCCTATTATCATTGAGTTTACAAATGCAGACAAAGTTAAAGGATTTGACCTTGCTGAGCATTTCCCTAAATTAGACGATAGTATGAAACAAGCAGAGGTTCTTTTAAGCAGAGATACCAAATATAGAATAAAATCAATTTCTGGCAAGGATGGGCATATTCATGTAAATGCAGAGTTTGTGGATGATGTTCTTGACTTGAATACAGTTTCAGAAAGTGGTAAAATAAAGCACAAAGTAATGGATGGCTTGTTGGATATTTCTAAAATTGAGTCAGACAGTGATATTAAACAATTTGCAGAAAAATTTATTGATAATTTGGGCATTGACAGAACTAATATACAGGTAATGACAAAACCAATAAAGGAGCACGGATATTGCCGTTTGGGAAGTAATGTATCTCCCAAAGTATTGGATTTTGATGAGTATGTATTGAATTCAGAAGATGTACGCTCTATGGAGTATCGTATTAAAACAGCATTTCATGAGGCTTTTCACTTGTCAGCAAATGGCAGGGGGTGGGACGGATTAAACTCATCTTGGAAAGTATTAGATAAATGGCGTGATTTGGAAGAAACTTTTACAGAAGCTTCAGCACATTATCTGATTGAACAGTACGGTATCGCGAACAAATTATCACCCTCTTATGCGGATAAATTAGTTTCAAATTTACCAAGATTAAAGCAACTTCCCAAATATGCATCTTGTAAAACTATTCAAGATTTTGGTGAGATTGCTTTTGCTGACAGACAAGGCGGCGCTGAGGCAAAGTGGTTGCAACTTTATTCTGAAATGAGCAAGGTTGTATTACCAGCTGACTATTATTCTAAGTATCAAGCATACATAACTCAGAATGAAGATGATTTGTTTGATATGTTTTTTGGAAATACTCCAACATATGTAAAGTATAGAACTCAGATGAAGGCTGATTTGAAATCAGCAATGGAAAAAGATTTTTTATCTCTTTCCGGTAATGAAAAGTTGGTATATAGTAATATTTTAGCATGTGCAATGCAAAAGATGGGGGTACTATAATGGTATATATTCTTGATGATTGGATAAATGATAAAAGAAATGAAACAGAGATAAGGGAACTTATCACAGAGAGCCTTAGTTGCTTTAAGTTAAATGATGACTCTAAAAAGGTTGAAGATAGATTAAGAGAACTTGGGG